CCCGCTTCCTTGGCTTTAGAAACTATCATTGGATTTGTTAACCCAGTCTCGTATACAATAAGATCTGTCCATAGCTCACCGTGTGCAAGTACATTATGCGTTAATGCCGTTGGGTCATTCGTAAAGCCGAAGTCCAAGCCATAGCCGTGTATCTTCCAACTATCACGCTCCGGCAAATCATCTACTATATTGAAATTAGGAAATATAACCCCAGACAGCTTACCAGTCAGTCCACGTGCATACACCTTCCACAGCTCTTTGTCTTCGATGCTCTCTATCCTCTCGTGCTCCTCTTTGGTCAAGAATGGATTTCCCCTGTGGTCTGATATAATCAATTTAACACCTTTTCGGCCCTTAACCTCATTATGTACCCAGAATCTTTCGGATGGGTTATAATCAATATATGTCTTCTTACGAGTACGGATAGACAATTGCCAGTATATATCGTAACTAATACCGTTCGCTTCATTCAGAAACAAGTAATCACGTTTACCGTTCTTGGCATCTTGTGCATCCTTATAACTCTTGAACTCTATAATCGAGCCATTCCTACCGATGGCAAAGTGCCCACTTTCATTAAATCGGAAAAACTGAGATAACCAATCGC